CAGACGAAGAAGAAAACGAATTGTTAAGTAAAGAACCTAAACAAAGTTTATTAAACAAAATTGTAAACTTGGTTAGTACAGGTTCAGCATTTCCGAATAGCAAAAGTCAACAAGATGAACTAATAGACGGAGTTAAATTTTTTACAAGTTATAAATATGACGGTGAAAAAACTAAAAATAGACGTGAATTTTGTACACAAATGATATTAGCAAACAAGATTTACAGAAAAGAAGACATTATAAGAATGACAACACAAGTTGTTAACGCAGGTTGGGGTGCAAAAGGTGCCGACACTTATTCAATTTGGTTGTATAAGGGCGGTGGAAATTGCCACCACCGTTGGAACAAGCAAATATATGCAAGTTTTGAAGGAACTAATATTGATATAAACAGTCCACGAGCGCGACAAATTGCAGGGCAAAAAGCAGAAAAATACGGATATGTAATTAATAACCCAAAGTTAGTAAGTACACGTCCAATTGATATGCCTAACAAAGGGTTTTTACCTAAAAATAAAAAAGAGAATTAATGGCAGAAGCACTTTTAGTAACACGACAAGATTTAGTTAAATTCACTTCGTTAAACGGAAACGTAGATACGGATAATTTTATACAATATATTAAAATCGCACAAGATACAGACTTGCAAAATTTCACTGGTACAAAGCTCCTAAACAAGATAAAAGCGGACATAGTAGCAAATACGTTAACAGGCAATTATTTAACGCTTACAACTACTTATTTAAAGCCGATGTTAATTCATTTAGCGATGAAGTATTATTTACCGTTTGCAGCTTATACAATTTCAAACAAAGGAGTATATAAACACAATTCGGAAAATTCAACAAGCGTAGAAAAAAACGAAATAGACTTTTTAATTGAAAAGGAAACACAAATAGCACAACACTACACACAACGTTTTATTGACTACATAAGTAATAATAACAATTTGTTTCCTGAATACAACACGAATAGTAATAGCGATATGTTTCCAGATACTAATAATAATTATACAGGATGGTACATTTAAAAAGCTACAAACCAAAAGAAGTAAACATAGTTAAGTTAAAAACTTATTTAAAGAAATTAGAAAATGGCAAATAGTAACGGTTGGGGCGATGGTTCAGGAAACAACACAATTGGTTGGGGACAAGGAGCAAACAACGCAATAGGTTGGGGAAAATCGCATTCGTTATCTTATGCAGGTTTGACTAATATAGTAGGCGTAACAACAGACACAGACGCACAAGCATTTATTACAGCAACAGGAATAACTGACGCAACACAACAAGGAGCAATAGACGCTCTTGTAAAAGGTTTAAAAACCGATTTACTTTGGACTAAAATGTTAGCGGTTTACCCATTTGTAGGTGGTACTGCAACGACTTGTAAATATAATTTAAAGAATCCTGTTAACACTAATTTAGGACATAGATTAAATTTTGTAGGTGGCTGGACTTTTTCTAACAATGGAGTAACACCAAATGGAACAACTGCATACGCAGATACTTTTTTAGCCCCTTTAACGCATTTTACTTCAGGCAATAGTTCAGTTTCAGTTTATTCAAGAATTAATAATTCAGAAGTTGGAGTACTTTTAGGAACAAGGGGTTCAGCTTTTAATACAAATTTAGAACTTTTATTAAGAAATAGTACAAACACTAACCTTTGGCACAATACAAGTTCAGGCGGTATAATTGTTAGTCCAACACCTACAACAAGTGCAATGAATTTTATTTCAAGTAGAATTAATTCAGCAAATAATATAACTGCACAAAATGGAGCTACAAATAGTCAAGTAGGTTCTGAAATAGCTTTTTCATCTTTTCCAATTTATATTTCAGCAAAAAATAATATTGGTGTAGCTGCAACTTTTTCAACAAGACAGTTAGCATTCGCTCACATTGGAACAGGTTTAACAACCGCAGAATGTACTTTATTATACAATAGAATACAAACTTTTCAAACAACTTTAAGTAGACAAGTATGATAAAAGTAGGACTTTTAACGGAAAAACAAAAAGACGAATTAGTAGGGCAAGAATTTATGCTTGATGTATATTTTAACCCTATTCAAGACGCAAATAATAATTGGATTATTTCAATTCAAGAAATAGAACAGTGCAACAACCAATTTGCTTGGGTTAAAGATTTAGAATTAATTACTTACGAACCAAAAAAACAAGTAGATGAAAAGTAATTATTTAGCAAGTCTTTATTTTATTGCGGGTTTTTTAACTTCGTTTTCTTTAATTTGCCAAGGCACAGAACCTTACATTAATTTGGCAGGAATAACTTTATTTTTTTACTTAACTTTCAGTTTAACTGAAGCACTCGAAGAATTATGAAACTACAACTTTTTTTATTACTTTACTCAATTAAAAATTCAGCATTGAAACTTATAACAATTATTTTTTCGTTTTTTTTACCAATAGCTGGAATACTTGGACTTTTATTTACTTTGATTTTAGCAGACACAGCTACAGGAATATGGAAAGCTAAACACCTAAAACAAGAAATAACATCACGTAAACTTTCGGCAATAATTTCTAAAATTTTGCTTTATGAGTTATGTGTTATTTTATTTTTCTTAATAGATTATTTTATTCTTAACGATATAGTTTTAACCGTGTTTTCCGTGCCTTTAATGTTAACTAAAGTTTTAGCGTTAATTTTAGCAAGTATCGAAATACAGTCCATTGCAGAAAATTGGCGCATAGTAAAAGGAGTAAATTTATGGCAGTCAGCAAAATTACTTTTTACACGTGCTATTGATATTAAAAACGACATAAACAAATTAAAATGAATTTAAGCGCACACGTTACACTTGCAGAGTTTGAAAATTCACCTACTGCAACAACGCACGGAATAAACAACAAAATGAGTTTGTCACAAATTGAAAGCGCTAAACTTTTATGTGAAAACGTGTTTGAACCTTTAAGAATTCACCTAAACATACCAATAAAAATTAGTTCGGGCTACCGTTCACCACAATTGAATAAAATGATAAAAGGGAGTTTATCAAGCCAACATTGTAAAGCTGAAGCAATGGATATTAAAATAGACGCTAAAGGGTTTCATTTTATAAAAGACAAATTAGACTTCGACCAATTAATTTGGGAGTTTGGAAACGATGAAGAACCGCAATGGGTTCACGTTAGTTATAAAAAAAGTGGAAATCGTAAACAAGTTTTAAAAGCAACCAAGCAAAATGGCAAAACTAAATATAATTCTTATTAGTCTTTTTCTTTATTCGTGTTCGGCTCAATATCACCTGAACAAAGCAATAAAAAAAGGTTACGTTTGCGAAGATATTGCAGACACTTTGACAATAACAAAACTTGATAGTGTTTTAGTTACAAAATTTGACACAACGTATTACGAAACGTTTTTAAAAACTTTTGACACTATTATACAATGGCGAACAGAGTACGTTCCAAAAACACGATTAGACAAAAGAATAGAATATAAAATAAAAGTTAAAACTATTTATAAAGATAGGATAGTTGAAAAAGCAAAAGCAAAGTCTGAAGGACAAAAGGCAAAAACTGAATTAAAAAAGAACCGTCCAACAGGAAATCTAAACCTTCTTTTTGTAGGGGTTGCAATCGGTTTACTACTTTCGTGGTTATGGAAGTACGCAATCAAATCTGTAATATAAATTTTTATGAAAAATTCAAGCGCACGGTTTCGTCTTAAACAAGATGAGATTGAAGTTTTAATGCAATATCGTGGAATAAAAGAAGCAACCGACGAAGCTGGAGTAGATGACAAAGACGTAAAACACGGTTGGTTAAAAACAAAACAAGCTTCTTTGTTCTTTAAGAACCCTAATTTTAAGGTTGAAGAACTAAACGCAATCCAACAAATAAAAGACGAATGTATAAAAGAAGTAAAGTTATACGCTCCGAAATATCACGCAATAGAAACAATAAAAAGCGAAGACACGCATTTACTTGTAATTGATATTGCAGACTTACATATTGGAAAACTTGCAACAGCATTTGAAACAGGTGAAGACTATAATTCACAGATAGCCGTTAAACGTGCAAAAGACGGACTACAAGGCATCTTAAACAAGGCAAAAGGGTTTAATATAGACAAAGTTTTATTTGTTGCAGGAAACGACATACTACACACCGACAACACAAAACGAACTACAACAGCAGGAACACCGCAAGACACGGACGGAATGTGGTACGATAATTTTTTAATGGCAAAGAACCTATATATTGAACTTTTAGAACAATTAATGAATTTCGCAGACGTTGAAGTTGTTTACAACCCAAGTAACCACGATTTAACGCACGGTTTCTTTTTAATGCAATTAATAGAAGCACATTTTGCTAATAGTACAATCAATTTTAACGTTAATTTGCTACACCGAA